AACAACAGGCCATGCCGTAGCTGATATCACTGTTGATACACCCGTGCGTGTAGCCTTTCTTACACATGAAGTTGTAACCATTACCCCAAGCAAACACATAAACAACAAAACACCACGTCTTTCCATTACAATCTCCTTTTAACGTTATTTCCATCTCGTAAGGCGAGCCTTACAACTTGAACACACTACCATATAACCTTCATTCGATTGCAGAACAGTCACATTCTTTTCCGAACTGCAACCACTACAAATCATATCTACCTTCTTCCCATCAACATAAAAATCTTCCCCCTCAACAAAAAAACCAAACCTTTGCTCATTAGTAAGTTTAATATCCAACTCACAGTTCATAATATCCCTTTAAAACTTATTCTCATCCCTGAAAAATGCAGGAAACTTCGTCTGACTACCATAAAGGGCCTCGTTTCGTATCTTCTCAAGTTCTTCTGCTGAATACCCGTCTGTAACCATATATAACGATATACAAAGATATCTCATCGCATCTGCCGCATGACTATATTTATCATGATACGGCTTAGACTTGTATGTTTGCAAATTATGGTCCCACAACTGCCTGTAATTCTCTAATGCCTTAATGAGTTTTGCGCATCTTAACTCATCAATCCACACCTTACTTAAAACAGAACGAACTTTTTCTATTCCATCCATAACACTTAAATTAGGAGCAAGTGTAAAATTAAAACCAAGACGAGCTGCCTTCTCTACTCTAGTTGCACCAACTCCTCCCCACTCAGGTACCTTAATATCATGCGGCCCTATATGCTTGCCATACGTGTAAGGCTTGGAGTTGAGTACATTAACATAGTGCTCAAGGCCCTCCTTGTTTTTCTCATAATAATCTATAATCCGAACAACTTGTCCTATGATTTGAAAAAATATAATAACTGTCGAATCAGTAACTCCTATATCCCAGGCAGTATGAACCTTAAAGCCAGACTCCCAAGGAACCAGACTTATCTGATGATTTAAATTCATTCTATCTATGTACTTACAATAGAAAGAACCCTCCGCTCCCGCCTCAAACGAAACATAATACTCCTGTTGCACCAAGTCAGGACTCATCAATCCCTCGTCTACCTCTCTGTCGATCTCAGCTGGATCAATGTGACGCGTTTCGTTTAACCCAAGCTTACACGTCCACCAAAACGGTGAGTTAATAGCCAACTGATACAAATCCCAAAAGTGATTACGTCCCCTAGGCGTCGACTGAAATATAGCCCAGCCCTTGTTAGCCGCCAATATAGGCGACATCAATGCATAGATCCTAGGATTCTGTAACGCATACTCAGAAAACACCACGCCCTGTGGGTTAGTCCCAACAATGCGATCAGGATTATCAGACCCTATAATCTGGATAACAGAACCATTAGTCAGAGTTACCTTCATCTCCTGAGAATTCATACCATCCACTAACTCCCTAGGTATGTAATCCAGAAACCTTATCCCCGAAATAGTCACCGAGTTCCATAGAATCTTCTTACCCTGCGCATACGTAGGATAGACCACATAGTAGACCCCAGGCCTAGTAATAGCCTCCCTTATCACTATGTTCCACGTGCACAGATCCTTGCCCGCACGACGACACATAACAATAACCATACGACGGTACCTGTCATCGAAAAACGCCTTGAATATAGGACGCTGATAGTCCCTAGGCTTGAACTTGTTAAGGTGTATCTTCACCTCGTTCTGATTCACTTGCTCTCCTCTTTAAAAGCTAGTAACCTCCAATTGTTATGTTTTTCATAATAAATCTTATTCTTTCTGGCCTGGAACTCAACCTTCAGGCCAGTTTTATTTAACCTTCTGAGATTGGCTCCTCAAGTTGAGGCTTCAAACAAAATGATACCATTGCAAGCAAACTCTTTGCTGTAGCAATAGTACCTCCTGGAACCTTAAGCTCTTGCAGATACGTTGGTTCACCATAATTATACATCCCAATCGTTACATCGAATTCGTTCTCATTCTTAGATGTCTCTTCAAAAACTCCAGACTTAGAAAAAAGTTTTTCCAACTTAAAAATCAATCCCTTTAAACCAATGCCTTCAGGCCCATCAACAATAGCAAGATAGTTCTGGGCCATATCACCATTCTTAAGCAACTGAGCGTTTCGTACACTGACGCGTAGTTCGACTGGTTCCTCATTCATCTTTATTTAACCTTATCAGGAGGCTGTGCCTCACCGAGGCCCGTGGCCTTACCCTCAAAAGCCTTAGCCGCTTCTTCAAGCCTGATTGCAGACTTGTTGTATAACTTAACAACCTCTTCATAATGTTCAGACACATTCTTGATAGTCGCTCTATGCAGATTATCAAACTTCGCCGTCTCCTCTCCGCGCATCTTGTTCATCTCTTCTATCACATCATTCTTTATCATGTTAGCTCTGCTAGTATTAAAGCGGTCTCTCTCTGAAGACATCTCCTTAAGCCTATCTTCAAACGCATCGTATCGTTCTTGCTTAATCGATCTTAGACGGAGCCAAAACATATATACAACCGCCGAGATTATAATCACCAATATTGCAGCCCACCATGCATATGAGATAATTAACGCAAACCTCTTCAGGTCAAAATAACCCTTAGCCACACCTGCACTAACATTTCCTATATCAAAACTAAATCCATTATCCAGCCCTGATATTAACTTCTCTGCTATCTTTTCTTTCATCTACACTCCCTGTTACTTGCCATGCAAATCTAATCTAACTACCCTCACTGTAGAATTAGATTCATAATTCTCCGTTTTAACCAGGTGGGTTTAGTGGAATTTTCCCACCTGTTTCTAATTCACTTCATCATCAGGGCAATCATCTTCAAGACACGGGATATTGTGTATACAAACATGATTCCTAGCAACCAACTTAGACAACTCACCTAAAGCTGCTGCTAAAGAATTAACATGCTCAACAAGCTCCACTATATCTTCCCTTATGACATCTAACTCTAACTCTCTCTTATCATCTTCCATCTACTTTGCCTCTTCAATAACTTCTACTACTTTCTCATTAAGACTATCCGCCTTCTTTACACCATCTTCTATCACACCATAAAGCTCTTCGCTGAACTCATTGCCCTCTTCTTTGATGACAACTATCTTCTTCCTAAGATCTATCAACTGAGCATTAATTGATCGCTTAGCATTACGTAACGATCTAGAATTTGCCTTGATGCCACTTCTAAACTCCTGCGAGTTATCGTCGAAATCAAGCATAACAAGCCTAAGTTCCGCGCTGCTTGTGTCAATCTTGTCTACTTTATCCACTAACTGATCAAGCTCAGCGTTTGTATCACGTTGCCTTATCCCTATCATTATCGTCCTGACAAACAGGATGAAATTCATAAGCAAGAACGAACAAATTATTAACGCTACCTTGTAACCCAGTACAAACTTAAATACCATCTTCTCCCCTATGGTGTTATCTACCTAAATACGTAACTGCCTTATAAGCCGTCATGCTACCCATACACAATGCATTAGCTGCCGAAAGATACTTCAAGAGCTTCATCAAGTCTTTGCAACTACAAAGGTTGTTCCTCATTCTCTTGGTCATAAGCTTGTTCTCTAAAAGCAGTTCTAGCGTAGACTCCTCCCTTGAAGCATAGACAAGCATGATCAGGCTGAGAAAGAATCCACTCGTTGTATATACTATAGCCGTTGGCGAGTTCTCTCTCTCATCTCTAGCTCTAATCTCTAGCTTTATGATCTTCTTTAATGCCTTCGCGAGCTCATCCTTGTCCTTCTTGCGCCTCACTACACGAAGACTCTTGTTCCTGCGTACCGAAACATCCCACCTCACCTTCTTGAGCATGTCTCCTGCTGCCTTAGTGAAAGCCTGAGTTGCCTCTACCTTGGTATATACATCTTCTGGGTTTTTTGCTTTAACTGGCTTTGTGGGCATCACCTTCACGAAATGCTTCACTTGTGGAGACTTATGGACCGATCTCTCTTTTGGACTGAGGTTAGTTCTTTTTTTACTGCCTGGCGTTCTATGCATGCCTTGGAGTGGGCCTAAAGATAAAGCTATAACAGCTAGAACTGTCACTATCTTATGCATCGTCATTCTCATGCTCCTGATTGTTTTTTTTAAAATTTAAAACCAGCTTCGTGATAGCCTTCCACATTCTAATGGTGTCTGGCCTTAAGAACTCTGTGTAGAATTGTATTTCTTCTGAAAGATGTAAGAATTTATCTACATCCCTAGGCGTTGGATCCTTATCCCATATCTTGCGCCATAGCTTCCATGCTTTATCCATCTTCTTGCGCAGTTCACCCTGTATCTCTGCCCTTAAGGTGTGAACGCCTAGATCATCTGCTAGCTCTTTGAGTTCTTTCTCAGGTGCCTCTAATAGATCCTTTCTCTTACGAATAAACTCTGACTGCTTTGCAGAGAACTTTTCGTACTTTTCACACAGTTTCTTCACCTTCTTCCTCTGTGGTTTCGGCGTCTAACGCCTTGGCCTTTGCTTCAAGTATGTCGGCTATCTTGTCTGCTATATGCTTAGGCAGCAGTGTGTATTTGTTGATATCGTATTCCGATAAGACCCTAGCTACAAAATCCCCCTCACCCATCTTGGTAAGCTTAATTGTAAAATAGTCTAGACGGTTGAGGGTATAGTTACTGCTATTGTAATCGTGCATTATTACTCACTCCTTTACTGTTAGCTAACGCTTCGAACTCCTTTCTGTGTAATGACATGATTGCTTTCTTCAATAAAACTATATCTGATTCAAGAGTACGCAGCCTCTTACTCATGCGATAGAACAGGTACATAGTTAGCTTAAAGATAAAAGCGATGATCACTATGGCTAGCTGTTCTCCGTCCATGATTACTCCTGCGCTCTAATTCCGCGCGACTTATTAATTACCCTATCAAGTATCTCCCTAAAGTTCGCATAGGCTTCCTCGAGCAGTTGTATGTAAATCCCGTAAACAGCTAGTTGCATCACGTAGTCAGCTTTAATATCCGCTGTTTTGCTTGCTGCTATTCCTTCAACTTTTACCACAAACTCTATTTCTCCATGGCCCTTAGCCAAGTGTTTATTGCAATATGTTTCTATTTTCTTAATGTCTCCGTTATTTAGGGCACAAAACACTGCATCCTCAGCGCTCATGTCATCAGCGAAAAAAGTTTCGACTTCAAGCACTGGTTCTTCTTCAACTTTGGCTGTAAATGTTACGTGTTTAAACCTGAGGTTCATTCTTATCCTTCTTTGCTTTAGCTTTATCCCTAAGTTCTAACGTTGTCTGTATAGCACCAAGAAATAAATCTAGATGGCTCTCGCCTGCCTTGGGCTTAGCTTTGCCAATATGCACACAGAATTCTTCTTCATTTCCAATCTTAATACATACATGCGTCCAATGCTGTTCCCTTTGTTCTGCCCTTTTCAAGAAAAAGTCTAGGCCTTTGATGCCATAGGCTTCAATCATTCTGTTGAACAGCAGAGTAGCTGTAATCTCCTCCCCGAAAGTGTAGACTACTGTCTCGAACGAAGCTCTTCCTACGTCTACTCTTACATATGCAGTAACCAATGGCTTATGCCCTGCGGCTATCTTACTGTCTATCTCTGCCACCCTTGCTATTTCTCTGTCTGTCTCTGTTCCAAAAAAGAACTGTGGGGGTTTTCGACTTGGCTTTGGTATCATTCTTTATCCTCTTTAGCAAACTGGACGCATCTTCTATACACACTCTCTCCAACCTCAATCAAAAACTCCTGAAGTAGCTCATCTGCTTTGTCCTTGTTTGTAACTAGGTCCTCTTTCTCGCATCTGCAAAAGAAATGTGTATCTACTGTGCCACTGTGTAACAGCTGGTCTTCGTCTGGCACTTCTTCTATAAGAATCCGCATCTTCTTATGGTTTGCACCCAATGTCTTAACCATCTCAGGCCAGCTGTCTTTAATCTCTTCGTGGATATGGTTGGAAAGCCTAAAATGGTTGTTGGTCTCAAATAACTTTGCATGCTTGTCTGTATCAATTATTACTGTCTTCCTGTCTGGTCTATCGTCACAAAGTAAATCTATTTTTAATTTCATTCTTTATCCTTAATAATTATCTTAAGTTCGTTAACGTCTTTTCTAAGTAGCTCTAACTGCGCTACTTCGCTGGTCCCCAATCTCACAAGTAGCAACAGGCAGTACACCGCTACAATTATCATTACCGTTCTGCCTAAGTACGCTAACGGCTCCAAATCCATTATTTATCCTCCAATGAGTTGTCCTTGTCTGGGTTTTCTACAGAAAATACTACGTGCTTACTCTTTAAGTTCACTTCTTATCCTTCTTAGTTATCCTCTTTCAGCCACTCCTTAGGAATGTGCTCTTCTTTAACCTTGCCGGACTGGTGGAGTTCTATTTCATCCCACCCCCTGTGCTTGGCCGCCATTTCCTTGAACAGCTCCCAATCCCTGTGAATGGCCGGCACTCTCTCCCTGAAAAAGGCGTTATAATTCTCCAGAGCTGGATTGCTTTCTTCTTCTTTTAAAAAGGCTTTCATGAAATCGGAATCCATGTCGGGGAACTTCACTTCTTATCCTTCTTCTTCTTCTTCTTCTTCACGGAAGACTGTGTCTTCTCGCTAAAGTCTTCTACGGCTATAACGTATTTGATATCGGGATCGTTCTTCTGTTGGGTTAGGGCTTTGAGTTGGGCGCGGCTTTCTTCTAGCTTCCACCATGAAGGGTCGTATTTGGCTTGTTGGGACATTACCATGGCTGGGTTGAGTTTATTCTTGAGGGCGCCCTTTTCTCTCCTTGATCCTATTATCTGCAGGGTTAGTTCTTTAGCGGCTTTGAGTTGTGGGAATCTCTTCTCCCAGTCCCATGCTACCTTGGGGTTAACCTTTCTTGAAACATAAAAATCTATGAGTACTAGGGCGTCTTCATTGTTGGTTGCCCAATTGATCATGTCAGCAGCGAATCGTTCTATGAAAACTTCCGAAACTGGTCTTTCTCGAAGCACGAATAGGTCCTTGTACAAATCGATTACTTTAATCGTGGACATATTTTCGTCTATGCTATGTTTGTTGGGTTGTGTCACTTTTGCACACTTTTTGGTTTTACTCATCTTCCACCTGCATGTCTTTTATTTCTTTTTCTAGAATGTCGACTAGGTTATGCTCAGCCTTCCGAGTCTCCTCCTGCTCCTGCGATGGTTTAATATATCTAAGCTCAAAAGTTCCATCTTCATTGCGATAAGTTACAGTTTCGCAAAGAAGTTTCATTTCTAGTTGCTTACGTAATTTGTCATTCATCGCCACTTCTCTTTGTGTTAGTGATCTTTTTATCTATAAAGTTAACTACTTTCAGGCATGCAATTTTGATTTCTATGCTTTGTTTGTGGGCGAACTTTTCCACTGCTGGTTTTATGTCGTCCCAATATACGGCTAAGTATCCTTCGTCTACGTAAGGTCTTAGTTCTTCGATACTATCTCCCGTTACTGGGCACCCTGACCCGCCGTGGCTATAATAGTTGTCACACATAAACCCAAGTCCATCTTCATATATCTCCACTTCACCATCGTTACACACAGGGCATTTAAAATGGTTACAGTTGGTGCAGACTGTATGTACTCTTTTGAGATGTTTTCTTGCGTATTCAAATAATGGCTTACTCATCGTCGTTATCTAGCATTTTCTATGGCCTTCTGGGTAAAGTTCTCTTTGCATTTGTTGAGTAGTTTACGTGCGGTATCTTCGCCTAGCAGGCGGCATGTGGCTTCAAAGTTGGCGGATTGTTCTACTTTGTCGTACTTCTTGAGTTCTTGGTAGTAGTCGTAATCCTCTTCTATCTTTTTCCATGGCTTGTATGCTCCATGCATTTTCGTGTCCCTCTTCTTAGTTTTCTTAAGCTTAAACCCCTCCACGTGTGGGTTTTCGTCAACTTTAAAGTGGTATTTTTTATTACACTTGTCAAAAAGAGAGAAGTCTAAGGGCATTTCCATGAACTGGGCTGTCTTATGAGCTATATCGCAGACGAAGCCGAACGGTATTCTTATTTCTATTCCTCGCTTTATGGTTATTTGTAGTTTGGATGTTGCTTCTTTGATAGCTGATGCTGGATAGATAAGCAGTCGTGACTTACCGTAAGTTGAGAGTTTGAGTGTTTTGCTGAGTTCGTTTATTGCATTGACCTTCTCTTGCGTTATTTCTTCTTCCACACAAATCCTTTTTAAGTTTGGACGGAATACTGGTAGGCAATGTTCTACATTTATGTCTGTATTTGCAAAGTTGGGGAGTTTTTTGATTATTCTCTTACATATGTACATGACATGACATGACATGCTACTTAAATATAACTTTCTAATAACTAAATAGTCCAATTGTGTAAGGTGACTCTTTCTCTGCACTGTGAGCGCGAATAGGTATTTTCTGAGCATGCGCTTGATACGTTTCATGGAGAAGAGAGAGCTTACTTTATAGATCGAGGTCTGGAAGTGACGGTATATGCCGCGTATGAGTCCCCAGGCCCTGAGACGGCATAGAGATTTGTTTACTTCAGGTCGTGAGTAGCCTAGATCGGCTGCTATGCGACCCTGTGAAATGTAGAGATGCTTGAAATGCTTCTTAAAGAAAATGACGTAGTTGAGGAGCTTTACATCTAAAGGAGTAAGCACCTTGGTAACAAACCACCTAGGATCATAACAGAACTCAGACACAGGACGTGGATCCTTCCACGTATCATGTTCTGTTATTCTATTACAAACAGTCTTATAAGCCTTGCGGAGCAGGCTTTCTCGGGTTTGGACTTGACTTCTTGGGTTTTTCAATTTATACTTTCTTTGAGTTAAAGAGAAGTGCGAAACTACTTTAAAAGTTTCACGATTCCCTGGGGTACATATCCAGGGAATCCTTCGTTTTACGTAATGAATATCAATTTTCTATGCGCTTCGAGTAGTTATTTTGTTTTTGTAAGTAGCAGCATATCTATCTTAATTTAACACAGCGCAGCGAAAATTGGGACCGTGTATTTATTTACATGGTCTTTATAGGGTTACTGTGTGAGACATGAGATGTCAGTAACCCTATAATAACTAAGGCACAGCCTTCCGAGAAGGAGTAACTCAGTGACAAAATTAGACATTGCATATAAAAAATACGCAGAAGCAGAAGCTCTCATCGCAGAATGTATCAAGGAAATAAATAAACTTTTGCCACAACCAAACACCGGAGAACGCAGCACTGATGTTAACAATCTTCTAAACGATATAGCACTATCAATTGATATACTTCAATCAAGCCTCAAATCAGGATTTAATCCCGCTGTCCCAGTTGGCAGGCGCTCCGGAGTTAAACAATACAAGATGACCGAAGAAGAAGAAAAACAATTTTTGCTAAGAATTAAAGAAATGGAAGCGAAAATAAAATGGTAACTAAACCAGAAAAGATTCAACTCACAGAAGAGTTGAGGATAAGGCTCAAACAATATGCATATTTAGAAAAAGAATACGCTAAAAAAATAGGTGCGTTCCAGGCGAGAATTGATAAGTGTCATAGAAAATGTAAGGCCTCAAAAGAGCTTGCTAATTACAAAATTAAAGAAGCGCTTCTGCGAGAAAGCTTAGACGAATTAAAAGTTCAAATAAAAAAAGGCCGAAAACTACTACTCGGCGCCGAAGAAGAATTATCACTTATAACTTCAGACTCTTAAGCTATAATAGATAGGAACTTTGGGTTTTTTATTTAGTTACCAAAGATCATTTTTTCTACAGCAGCTACATAGAGTTTTTTGTGGTTCCTTTTCATTTCCACTCCTTCTCTTTGTAGCTGCTGTTTTATCCCAAAACCTCACTTTTTAACCAAAAATCCCTCTTTTTATACCTTCTTGACGACTACATAAGTATGGTTTATACTATATATAGTTAAAGAGTAACTATTAAATAAACAAGCCCGGGGGGGCAGAAGGGACAATCATGGAAGACGTAATTTTAAAATATAAAGAAGTAAAACCTCTTCTTAAATATTTAGACTATAAGAAGAATCTCGCAGAAGTAATTTCATACATTGCTGAAGTTACAGTTGAAGTTAAAAAAAGTAGGCCCGAACCTGAACTGCTTTCTAATTGGTTGCTATTAATAATAGCCCTAGGCATTAGAAACGAATTCTCAGCAATAACATCTTTCAATGATGAAGAAAACATCGAAGAAATTAAAGGACAACTCGCAAAATACTTCAACTACAAATATACCGGATGGCAAGACGCAGCAATCGAATGGGAAGAACAAGTTAATGGATAATAAGCCCGGGGGGGCAGAAAGGGACATTATGGAAAAGAGATTTACAGAGATAGCCGAACGACTCAGAGAAATAGAAGCCAAGATCAAGTTTCTTAAAGCAGAACAAGCCAAGACATCATCAATACTTAAAGAACTATGCGACGGCGAAACACAGTCTTTCAACGGCTACACATACAAACTAATCGAACGTAAAGGCGTTATTAAATACGCAACAATACCAGAACTCAAAGACATAGACCTAGAACCTTACAGAGCCGATAACAGCCTGTACTGGAAACTAAACTATGACGAACAGTTCGAACTGTAGGGGCCACTATGAAACTAAAAGCACTAAACATACTCGTACCTGAAACAATACACACCAGGCTCAAAGTAATAGCCGCAGAAGAAAGCAAATCCATGAAAGACATTATCATCAAGTCCGTAGAACAATACCATGAAGTTAAACACCTCAGATACCAACTCTATAGACTCAAAAACGCTCAATGGGAAAAGGAACAACAGTGACAACAGCAACAATCTTCTCAATATGCTCATCAGCAATAACATGCATTATTATAACTTTTGGCTTCATGAGACTTTGTAAAAAAATGGACAAGGAAATTAGCCAGTACTATCAAAGTAAATTTGAACTGATGAAAATGATAGATATTAACGAAAGTCGCATTGATGAACTAGAAAACAAGATAGACAGAGCAAACAAATGACACCAGAAACTCTAGACCTAATAACAATACTGTTCTCAATCTCAACTTCAAGCTCCGTAATCCTGTTTTGCTTGTATAAATCACACCAAAAAATAATCAACGAGATTAGGAAGAAATAATGTCAGAAAAATGGGTAACGGTTGAGGGAGTACTAAGTGCTCTTGAGACCTACAATGAAATAAAAAACAGCGAAAAAACAATGAGCGTAGCTAGGCTTGTAGTCCATTCAGCTGCTTGGGCAAATAATGAGAATGACGCACTCGAAGTATTGTATGCGGAAATGGCTGCAAAAAAAGATCAGCTTTCTTCTCTTTCCATTAAATATACAAAAAAACTTTCAGTCGCTTACTTCTGCAGAGCAACCGCAATAGAAATACTTCTTAAGTTCGAAAAATTGAACGATTTCACAACTGATCTTTCATCAGAATTAAAGCTCGCAAAAGATGCTATTTTAAAGCTAACCGGATGTAAATACCCTGGATGGCAGACGGCCTTAAAAGTTATAACAGACAACAGTACTGAGGATAAATAATGTCAGAAGAAAAAGAAACTCAATCCTTTATAGAAGAACGAATACACGAACTAAGAGAACTTCAACTCTACGCTAAACAAATAGCTAGAAAAGATTTCTTCTACAACATCATGTCTACAAAAATCAACGATATAGCCAAAGCATTAGCAGAGTTCAAAAAAGCTATGCCTGAACTCAAGACAGATAAGTCGGCTGGAGGACGTTACAAATATCAAAGCCTACCAGCCTTACTAAGCTCTATCTCTCCTGCCATGGCTAAACATGGCCTGTCCTGCCTACAACCTGTTCACACTATAGCCGATACCTCATACGTAATTACAATGATCATCCACTCGTCAGGTCAATACCTTCGATCCGCAACCGCAGTGCCAGAAAAATATACCATGGCCGGTAAAGTCGTTATCACCAAAGAAAACCTACAAGCCATGGGCGGTGCCCTAACCTACACCAAACGTCACGCCCTAAAGTCAATGCTAGGGATAGACGCAGACGAAGATACCGACGGCAACAGCCCTTATACAAGGAACTAAAGATGATTACTTCAGGAGCGGAGAAAGCCTCATTTGAAAAAGGCGAAAAGGTCTTAGAATTAAGTCTATTTTTACTCCTAGGGGAAGTAGA